ATCAATAATTTTACCAGATACTCCCGATCTTGATAATTCAGCAAGTATTTGTTGTGCATCTGCTCCTACTCCGGCTAAAGCTACAGCATAGTATGCGGCTTGCGCTACATATGTGTTGGCAATAAGACGTTTTTCTTTTAAAAATATTTCAGGAACCTCCTGTCTACCTTGTTCCGGAGTTGTTGTCCATTCAAAATCATGAATTACATCAATAATTGAATAATCGCTAACTGATTTTCTAATTTGACCGGCTCCACCAGAAGAAGTTGCACTCTGACCTAAAGGCACAAGTCTGGGCGCACCATTTTTGGTAGTTGTGGTTGAATCAAAGGAATATAATTGCTTAGTTCTCATTAGATACTAAACCCGGGCATAGTTGGCCGGTTGTTAGCCATATCTATTATACCGCTTCCATATTGTTTTCTAATGTCATTACGAGTATCATCAATTAAACCAGTATTTATATCCTTGTAGGTTTGCGATAATTGAGGAGATACACTAATGTCACTACTTTGAGAACTGATATTAGGTAAATATCTCAATATGCTCTCTACTGCAGTGCATAATCTATTAATCATTCCTGACATTTGTTTAGTAGAACTTGTAGACTCACGTGCTAACCCCTCAATAACAGTTTGAATAGAATTTAATGATGCTTCTGTAGGATTAGAAGTTTGAGAAATAGATGCAGCAAAATTATCTATGATAGTTTTTAAGTTTTTTGTGTATAATTCCGCAAAATCTGGTTGTTCTGGTGTAGGAATCTCTGGTACTGGTGTTTTGGCTATTTCAGGTTGTTTCGGTTCTTGAGTCTTGGATACTACAGGCTGCTCCTCAGGTTTTTCTGTCTTCTCTATTTTTATTGGCTCTGTACTGCGTGGCTCATTAACAACCTGGTTAGTTGTTATTTGATTATTAACAATAGATTCATTAGCCGGTTTGTTGGTAGAAGCAGGGGTAGAAACCGGTTCATTATTAGAAACAGGAGTTACACTATTAGTAGTAACATTTTTGTTAATATCGACAGGCTCATTCGGTTTTGCTTCGTTAAAAACAGATGTGATTTTTGAATTAATATCATTTTCTAATGGTTTTTGTGTTATTTCAGGTACATTTGGATTAGGCGGCTCAGGTAAAGAGGCGGTTTGTTCTTTTAATCTTTTATCTAAGTCGGTAATATCAGGAATGCTTTGTTTAGCAGATAAAGTATTATTAGACTCAACTATTTTTTGAACTTCTATTTGTTTAATAGGTTCAAAAATTTTATTTTCCTCTTTTATCGAGACGTTATTAGCTTCAGCTACAGGCTCTTTTACCGTATTTAATTGCTGTGTCGCAGGCGTTAAACTATCATCATTTTTTTCTAGCAAAGAGTTATTAATGTCTGGTTTTTTTTGATTGTTTTGTTCATTAACTAAGCTAGTATCGTCATATGTCTTAAAATCAAAAACCTCTTTTGTCTTAACATTCTTTTCTGCTTCCTCTTTAGTCAATACAGGAGAGGGGGCAACATTAGGCTGTGAATTTTCAGCCTGCTGTTTAGCAATTTCAGCTTGTTTTTTTCTATATTCGTACAGCTTGTTTTTTATACTCTGTAGTTCCTGAGGAGGCTGATCAATACCTTTTGTCTCTACCGCTTCATTAGGCAAATTAAAATTTTTTGCATATTCTGTAACATTTGGATCAGCTGGTGTTGTATTAGCGTCTTCCATATTAATATTTATCCTGTAAAATTATTACAGCGAAACTGGAGCTTTCTTAGTTTTTTTACTGTTTTCTGCCGAATTCAATATACCCATATAGATATCACACTCAAAAGGGGTCAACTGATTAATTGAATTAAGGTCTATGTGTAGTTTAGTTAACAATACATATTTTTTTGTATAAAGACTTTGTGCTGAAGGTTTAAAAATGGATTTTATGAAATAAAACAAAGTATTATCGTATAATCTTAATGGTACTGAATAAAAATTTTTAATTTTATTAGGATTTTCAATGATAAAAATATCACTAAACCTTTGATCTAACGTATTAAGGTGTGTTTTTATTTCATTATAAACTGTGGATTCAACTGTTTTATAGAATTCCTCCCTTATTTCATTAGAAAACATATATGGTATAAACTCTGCATTGTTAGTTTTTGTTTTACTTATGGATGTTAAAACGTAGTTGGGTGAATATAAATCATTTTGTAAATTAAAATAAAAAATGGTTTCGTCTAACGTCAAAGATGTTGGCTCTACTAAGGCAATTTCTGAAAGTTTTGTAAGTATTTCAAACAAATCAAACGTTAAAGAAGTAGCTTCTTCGCCCGCTATATAAGAAATAGTGCTTTCAACAGACGAAGCTCTTAAAAATATTAGCAAAAACCACTTATCAAATTTAGTTAGAAGGTTGTAGTCGGTTTTATTTTTCAAATTTTCTAATAAAATATTATTAAACGCAGTATTAAGCTGTTCATCATCATCATTGAGTATATATTTTGATAGTATTTCAAGTTGATACATCTTTAGTTCTGATACCTTTACATATTTTTTAAGTGAAGGAACCCAGCTAGACAAATAAAACTGTTGCATTAGAAGAATCCAGCTGGATTTAAGTTAAGAGGAATACCTGTTTGACCGGTTTGTAGTGGTGAAACTGTGGGCGTATATTTACCATTAACTATTCCACTTACGTTATTAATAATATCTGCAAGAGGAAAATACATATTATTTTCTACCGTGTAATTTGTATAACTAAAATTAACATCATATGCTGTAGCTACAGTTGGTTCATTAGCATAATCTAAAGTAAAGTTATTAATAATTACTGGAGCACAATTGTAGAAGGTGAATACCTTGCGTGGTACCTGGCTAATGTTTTGATAACTACGGGTATAACACAACAGTGTAATATTGCACTTTATATTTTTATCATCTTTTTTACCAGGTAAGTCGCCTTGCCGTGCAACAAAGCCGTAATGACTTGCTAGCATTGTCCAGGGTCTAAAAATATTGTCTACTATGCTCGTATTAGTTTCTAAAAATGTTAGTCTAAGCTGATTTGTCGCATAACCTAACCGTGCTTGAGCCATTATTCCAGGTATAAACCCTCTTCCCTTACTTCGGCCAGGTAAATTAATGTTTTCAATACTGTATGATTCACCTGGGACATAAGCTCCTTGTGCAAAAACACACCCAATAACTTTTTGAAAAGGAAAGCTTGTCAATAAAAATTTTGCTTGATCTATATCGTAGCCTTTCTTACCACCGTCAACACGTTCTAGAGATTGAATAAATCTAGTTTGAAGAGCTTTAGGAAATGTATCAATAACTGCAATCCATTGAGTTTGTAAGGGTATGGTAGTTAGCCAACTTTGTAATTGTAGGAGAAAATAATCCCGTGTACTAATCAAAGGCACACCAGGTATATTAAAACCAAGAATACTGGTTATTTGAGGTTGTGAAAGTGGGTTGGTACCTCTACCCACACCTACAACATTGCTTGTTAAGCCTTGTGCGGCATCAATAAATGGATTACTAAGTCCCATTATTAATATTTATAATGAGATTATTTTTTAGCTCTTACGAATGAAATAATGATATGCCATGCTGACATCAAAAGAAACTATAGCACCTTTACCAGCCGACATATCATACTTAATACCACCTACATCACGTATACTAACACCAACTAATTGATATTGGGCAACCTTTTCCATTTGAGCATCAAGTTGAATTAGATCTATTGTGCTTGATTGTGTTGGGGTAAAATAATTTCCAGTGCTACTAGTATCATTAAAGGTATCCCTAGTCCAATCTTCAAATTTTTGTCTAATATTATTCTTAGCATCATTATAGAAAGTTAATCCGTAATTTGCGCTTTCGGGATATTTAACAACACCCGGAATATTAAAGTCCAAACCCATATAGCTAGTAGTAACATTGGTGATTGAACGGCCTGGAAGAGATGCAGCTTTAGCGTAAACTAAATCATTCTCATCGAAAGTTGTAGTTGTACCGCCAGGAGAAATACTTAAAACCCTAAATTGAATATCGCGTTGAAAATCACGCGCTGCAGCTACTCTATAAAAATCTGCAATTAATTGTTTTACGGCTGGCATGGTAAATTATTTATTCTCCTCTATCTTTTACGCGACTAACTCCTGGAAGTTTTGACCAGTACGTGTTGCATAGAAGCTTACTAGTATAAACTCTGCAGTACGTACAGGCTTTAGATAGATGTCTACCTTTAACTCATTGTTATCAATTACATCAGGTGTATTATTACGTTCATCGCATATGATTAGATAATCATAAACACCATCTGTATTCTTTGCGTTTTCAAATATAGGAGTTAGAACGTTTGTTACTTGTGTTCTAGTAAACAACGTATTAGGTTCGAAAACAAAGAATTTAACGGTATCTCTTGTAGCGATTTCAAGATTAAGGAATAATCTACGAACGTTAATTCTATCAAAAGCGCTCGGTTTCTTTTGAAGAGTCTTTTGACCGTAAATCACGAATCCCTCAACTGGGAAGAATGCAACAGGATTTAAATTCATCTTGTAAAGTTGATCCCTTTGCTTTTGTTTAGGATAAATACCAAGATCGTTAATACCGGTTAGAACTCCTCGGGTAAACCCAGCCGGTGCAAACCAAGGTTGGAAATTAGTGTCAGTGTTACCCATTGCAGCTGCTGCAAAACCACTAAAAGGCACCCATACCTGTCTGTTAGAAGCAGGATCAAGCACCTGAGCAACAGTAGCATAGGTACATGCATAACTAGAGTCTGTTAGACTAAATTGATGTCTTAATGGCCAGTATATATGTTGACTAAAGTTAGTTGAAACATAACCACTATCAAGAGGATTTGGATCAATACCAGCATGAGGGCTATATAACTTCACTGTATTAATAGTTTTACTATTATCCCCTTGAACAAAAATATGTCTCAAAGCATCTAGAATTACTAAAAAGTCTTTTCTTTGATTTTGTGCTTGATTAACAAATATACTTGCAACTGCATTGTAGTTGGCGCGTATCCTTACACCCTCTTCACTTAGCTGCTCATTATTAGTAACATATAGTGCACTAAGGGTAGGTACAGGTAATGAATCAATATATGGACCACACGCAGACAGCGGCCTTCCACTTGAAATAGCATCCTCTACAACACTTACATATATAGAACCTAATCCCCCTTCACATGCAATATTGATTGGATAAAGGTCGGGATTTTCAACAAGCTCAAACGCCCTTTCAAGTTTTTGAGGCAGATTGCCAATATCTTTATTAGTTACTACAGTGTCGGTGTATACACCTAAAGGTTGTAAAGCATTAGTTGTTCCCATTTGATTTAAGAGTTGACGAACTAATCCAGAGACTGTACCTACACGAGTTGTATAAGTTGAGTTAGTATCAACAAACCCAGGAACAG